AGGTTGGCGCGTCACCAATACGATGTATACCGTGATAGTACCGGAGTCACTTATCAATTCACTGCGAGGTGAATCACTACTTGGAGGTGTCGAATGACTGCTGAAGGCAAGGTGAAGCTGAGAATCAAGAAGGTTCTCAATGACATGAACGCGTACTACTGCATGCCCACAACGGCAGGCTACGGCAACAGCGGAGTCCCTGACTTCCTCGTTTGCTTCCGTGGGAAGTTCATCGGTATCGAAGCGAAGACGATCGGCAATAACCCAACCGCCCTACAGTACAAACACCTGAAGGAGATTCAGGACAATGGTGGTGTGTCGCTCATCGTGAACGAAGACAACATTGCACAGTTGCATGAAGTGCTAAGGAGTATCGAAGATGGAATCTAAGAAAGCCGATATGGTCAACAGCCCCGCGCACTACACGACGGGCGGTATCGAGACCTACGACTTCATCAAGGCTAAGAACTTGTCCTACGAACTCGGCAACGTAGTGAAGTACATCACTCGCGCTGACTACAAGGGCAACAAGCTGCAGGACTTGCAGAAAGCACTGTGGTACTTGAACGCCGCCATCGCACGGGAGGTAGGGCTGTGAGCAACGAACAACTGAATCGCCAGTTGATTGGCTATCTCTCTGAGAAAGTCGAAAGGTTGGAGAAAGAACTTGCGAACGCAAGGTTCAACGTGACCTGCTTGACTCAGGATGTACAGATTCTAACCGAAGAGTTGGAACGTGCGCGTCAACCGAAGATGGATGAGCGATGAAACTCGCCCGTCCTGTGCAGGAAGTCGTTGACCTCCTTGCTATGAAAGGGGTGGCTGTCCGCCAAGAGATTGGCGGGCGTCACATAAAACTGTACATACAGAACCGACTGGTCGGTATACACCCGAGGGCAGACGCGAAGCGAGCCGAGATGGGGCGCGGTGCAATGAACGTAGCCGCGCAGATGAAGCGAGCAGCACGAGAGATGGGGATTAATCTGTAATGGCATGCAAACCGAAGCCGCTGGCTCAAGAGAAATACTATCTGCTCACGCCGATAGGCTATGTCGTAAACAAGGGCTGGCTATGCAAGTGTGATTGCGGCAACACTACCGTAGTAGATGCCAACAAGCTACGCACCCATAAGGTGAAGTCTTGCGGATGCTTTCGTAAGACCAACGGCAGCAACGCTGTGTTACGCGCACAAGAGAAGAACAAGGTGCTGGCAAAGGCAGGAGAGCCTTTCGGGTGGGCGAGGCATCACGCTATGGGTATGCGCCGTGTAGTACGTGCGCCATTCATGATAGGTCACAGAAGAGGTGGGGCAAAGCCATGTTGGTGCTGCCGCCGTCCAACCAAGGGAGTAATGATATGCAAGAGGTGCGCCACAGGTGAGCAAGCTGCTTGATATCGCGGAAGAGTGGGTTGACATGATCTATCCGGAGATACCATCCGGACCACACCACTTGCAGCGTAAGAAGATACGCACCGCATATATGTTGGGGTTTGAGCGTGGGTATAAGATTGCTGCTCGCGCTCGACTGTCCGGTGTTGAATACATGACAAACGAGGAGGATAAAGATGCTACATGAAAGCGATTTGCTGTTGGTCGCCGCACTTGTGTCGTGCTGGTGGTTCGGCTTTGTTGCTGGCAAATGGTGGGAGCGTACCAAGAACACGCCTCCGTCCGACACGGAGGAGTTTTGGTGAAACCTCCAAAGTCACGCCCCAAATGCCCCGCTTGTTTCGGTGCGGGTGAAGTTCCTCACCCATTCGACGAGCTGGTGTGGCTTGAATGCCACCATTGCCACGGTCAGAAGTATGACCCTTATTACACAGGGCAGGAGAAGGACGATGATGCACCTTGAATTGTTGAAGTTTGCGCAAGCCCTTCTCGCTGAGAGCGCCGTGTTACGTCGTGAGAACGCTATCCTGCGTAGCGAGTTGAAGCGCCGTATTTCATCCGACATTCTCTTCACTGAAGTCCCTCATCTCCTCGACATGACCAAGGAAGAAGCGGACGCTCAGGCTGAAAAAGAAATTACTTGGTTGATTGCGCACAACGAGGGGGCAGAATGACACCGCACTGCAAGAACTGCGGAGCGCATCACAACGCGGGTCATCCTAAGAACTCACCCCTCGCCAAGAAATATAACGACTGGTGCTGTCGTTTCGGTCAGACGGCTGCTAAGGCAGTCGGACGTTGCAGGATGTGGAACGCTAAAACGGAGAAAACAAAATGAGTTTCATCACCATCGACTTTGAGACGTATTACGACAATGAGTGCGGGTTCAAGAAGCAGAACACCGAGGAGTACATCAATGACCCAAGATTCCACGTCATTGGGGTGGGTATCAAGATTGACGACGGCGAGTCACAGTGGTTCACCGGATACCATATTGAAGACGCGCTCTCCGGAATCGACTGGTCAACAAGCGCAGTCCTCTGCCACAACGCAATGTTCGACGCCGCCATTCTATCTTGGCATTACGACATCCGACCTGCGTTCATTTATGACACGCTCTGCATGGCGCGAGCAATCCACGGAGTGGATGCAGGAGGTTCACTCAAGGCATTGGCGCAGAGGTACGCGTTGGGTGAGAAAGGGACTGAAGTAGTCAACGCGTTCTCCAAGGGTTATCTCGATTTCACGTCAAGTGAACTCGCAGCTTACGGCGAGTACTGTAAAAATGACGTAGAACTGACCTATGCGTTGTTCAATAAGCTGGCTAAGGGTTTCCCTGACAGCGAGTACCATCTGATTGACTCGACAATACGGATGTTCACCGAGCCGTCGTTGCGCCTGAACGATGCGCTTTTGGTCGAGCGACTGGATGATGTACGTGCTGACAAGAAAGCCCTGCTGGGTACGCTCATGGAGGAACTGTCTTGCTCAGATGAAGAGGGTGTACGCGCCGCCCTGTCGAGCAACAAGCAGTTCGCTGCCATCCTTGAGGCACGAGGTGTCACCGTACCAATGAAAACTAGCCCCACCACGGGCAAGGAGACGCTCGCCCTAGCCAAGAACGACGAGGGGTTCATCGCACTACAAGAACACGAAGACCCCGTTGTGCAGCAACTGTGTGCGGTCAGGCTGGGTACGAAATCGACCATCGAGGAGAGCCGCATCGAGCGGTTCATCGACATCGGTGCGCGTAACGAGGGGTATCTACCTATCCCATTGAAGTATTATGGCGCACACACGGGCAGGTGGTCTGGGCAGGACGGCATCAACATGCAGAACCTGCCTTCCCGTGACAAAAAGAAAAAGGCTCTGAAAACAGCCATCATCGCCCCCGAAGGTAGCTACGTCATCAACTGCGACTCCTCACAGATTGAGGCGCGGGTGCTTGCGTGGTTGGCAGGGCAGGACGATGTGGTCGAGCAGTTCTCCAAGGGTGAAGACGTATACTCCATCTTCGCTAGCCGTATCTATGGGCGCCATATCAGCAAGGCAGACCCTGTAGAACGGTTCGTAGGCAAGACCTGCGTACTCGGGCTGGGCTACGGCACTGGGGCTGAGAAGCTCCGACACACCCTGAAGACACAGCCTCCCGGTGCTGACTTGGCTCTGGAGACGTGTAAGCAATACGTAGATGTGTACCGGACGATCAACTACAAGATTGTTCAGCTCTGGCGTGAGTGCGACCAAGCGTTGCTGCGTATGCTGCAAGGCGTTCGTGAGCCGTTCTACCTTGGGCAGAACAACTGCGTGATGGTTGACTGGGAGGGTATCATGCTCCCCAATGGCCTTTATATACGATACCCCGGACTGAAGCTGCGTGAAGGGCAGCTAAGTTACGATTCACGTCGGGGTGAAACGAAGATTTGGGGCGGCGCTATGACTGAGAACATAGTGCAAGCCCTCGCCCGAATAATTGTGGGCGAGCAGATCGTAGAAGTTAAGAAGAGTGGCTACAAACCTGTCTTGACGGTACATGACGCCATCGTGTGTATCGCCCCCGAAGAGACCATTGACACAGCCTATAAGGACATAACAGCAATCATGTCTACCCCACCCGAATGGGCGTATGATCTACCCGTTGCCTGTGAAGCCAAGTACGGGCGTAGCTACGGGGATTGCTAGTGGTCAAGTGGAGCTTTAGCGGACTGAAGGACTTCATCAACTGCCCCCGGCAGTACAACGAGGTGAAGAATCTCAAACGCTACACGAAGAAAGTCACCGAACAGATGCTTTATGGAACAGAAGTCCATAAGGCTCTGGAGGATTACGTTCGTGATGGAACTCCACTAGTAAAGAACTACGAGAGGTTCAAGCCTTCCCTCGACGCGCTGTTGGAAATCAACGGCACACGCTATCCCGAACATAAGATGGCGCTCACCCGTGAGTACGTGCCTTGCGGGTTTGATGCAGACGAGTACTGGGTGCGGGGCATCGTTGACCTGCTTATCGTGGATGGCCCAGACGCTTACATTATCGACTACAAGACAGGCTCCGCACGTTACCCCGACACCAAGCAGCTCAAGCTGATGGCGCTATTTACCTTTTCACACTTCCCTGAAGTCGAAACTGTGAAGGCAGGGTTGCTCTTCGTTGTGTACGACGTGTTCATTACGGAAGAGTACAAGCGAGACCAAATTGCAGAACTGGTATCGTGCTTCGCGCCCGACCTGCAGCGTCTCACCACTGCGTCAAACATGAACGTGTGGAACCCAAAGCCAAGTGGGCTGTGCGGCTGGTGTCCAGTCACTGAATGCGAATTCCATAAGAAGAGGTACTGATCATGCCGTATACGAAGTCTCCTCGTCCATACAAGCACGAATACAAGATGCAGAAGAATCGCGGCGAACATGAAGACCGCATGGAACGCCAGCGAGCGAGACGCAAGCTTGATGCAGAAGGTGTCAACCGCAAGGGCAAGGACGTTGCCCACGTCAAAGCGTTGAGCAAGGGCGGCAGCAACAAGAATGGTGTGCGCCTTGAGTCGCCGCATAAGAACCGTTCGTTCAAGCGCAACCCTGACGGGT